ATGGATGTTTCAAGTGTATCAAGGTAAGTACGTGCAAGTGTCCGCATAAATTCAGTGACACATGTGATTTTAGTTGTGCATTACAGCACATGAAACCTGTTGAATTTAAAAGGAAAGCCGAATGAAAGAAGATGAAAAGTATGGATGTTTCAAGTGTATCAAGGTAAGTACGTGCAAGTGTCCGCATAAATTCAGTGACACATGTGATTTTAGTTGTGCATTACAGCACATGAAACCTGTTGAATTTAAAAGGAAAGCCGAATGAAAATCATAGAATGTCGCCTGGTAGATAAACGATTCGACCGGCCAGAGATCCGGCAATGGCTGAACTATATGGAGCGCGAGCTCAACGTGCTGATCCTGAAAAAGGTAGACGAGGCCATACGAATCAGCAAGGAGCTGCAAAAGAAGACCGCAGAGGCCGCAATTCAGCAGACACTGGCCGAGGTTGAGAAGGATATACCGAAAGAAGGGGGAAACGGGGATGCTGACAAAGGCAAGGGTAAAATACTGCAATAACCACTACCAGATCCGGTGCTGGCATTGCGGGAAACTGATCCAGAGCTGTGGCTGTATGCTCGGGAGCGATATGAGGCTGGGCCTGGCAACCTGCGCTCTATGTATCCGGCAACAGGTGGACGAAGAGCAAAGCCGGGCGTTAAAGATCAAGACGGCGTTGGCGGCCATAGAGAAGCCGGATCACGAAACGCCGTATCAATCGCCGTGGCCAATATGCGGATGAAACGATCATGCGCTCTGCCCTTTGGAGGCATCGTATGACGGTTTACTTTTATACTATCCTATCCTAAGCGAAGGGAGGGCCTGTCTATGCGGAGCGCCTAAAAAGCGCAAAGGACTAAAGGTTTGGTGCCGTACTGCCTATAGTGGCTGAGTAACGGCAGTGTTTAAGAGGTAAGCCGGGGGAGGGAGTTCTCTCCCGGCAATTTTAAGGAGGATTGAATGGATAATCTAAAACCATGTCCGTTTTGTGGTGGTGAAGCTGACGAGTATGCCGAAGATGGATATTTGCAAATTGAATGTCGGAAATGTGGTGCGAGATCAAGAAAAGATAGCGACATGGATGCAATTGAAGCGTGGAATCGGCGGGCAAAATAATCCCAAGGAGATAATATGCAAGAAGAACATAGAGACGGTTTGGTAAGTAAGCCTGAAGAATATACTCCACAAAAGATGCATTTAAGCATTGAAGATTCTATGGTGAAACAGATAAAAGTTTTTCGGGAAAACAGCGAGGCGCATAAAGAAGCCCTCAAATCATATAGTCAAATGACGGTGAATCAGAAAAGAAGAATGAGAAGGCGATTGGCAAAGAGAAAATGAAGGCGTTTATGGGGAAGTGATGGTTCGCCAGATACCAGTTTTTAATTTAATGCTGTTCGATTCGGCGTTTCCTCCTATGGAAGAATCAATTTGTGTTTATTGTGGTAAACCGGGAATGTGCCTACATAAGGTCTCATGGGATGATGGGGTAGAGGGAATAACGAAATGGGAAGATCATGAATTGTGTTGTGTATGCGGGAAACCCACCATTGGAAAATTATCAGGGATAGGTTATGTGTGTAGTGAATGTGTTGACGCCTTCCCCAAAGGAGAATGAGAGATGAATGAGAAGCCCATAACAACGTTGGGGCCGTGGAGTTATTACAATCCTATAGATATGGCAGCAGATGAACAAAGTTTCAGTGTAAATAAGGAGGTAAAGTGGATGAATGAGATAGACAAGAAGATAGAAGTAGCGGAGAAAAAATCTAATGAATTGTGGCACATCATAGCTCATTATGATTTGGACGAAGATGATGCTATTGATGTAATGAAAGAGACAGCAAGACAGGCTATATGCGTAATTGATAGGCTCATCGACCAACTCAAGGAATGCAGGGAAGAAAAGAACAAACATAACTATCTATTTAGTGATATTGATGAGGCGTTAGTAATACAGCGCACCAAGGAAACGTGCTTCAAGGCGGGATGGGCATGAATACAAGATGGTTTTGGAGAGCAGTTTGGATATGATCCCACTGACGATACGGATAAAGAGGATTTTAAACAAGCCCTCTATGAGGCAAAGATAGACAATAACCAGCGAAAATGATACATTTATGAGGAGATTCATTTAATGGCAAACGATAGACTATATATCAAATGTAAAGTATGCGCAGAAAGAATCATGATTGGGAAATGGTGGGGGGATTACATAGATATGTGGAATATGGATAAAATAGATAGGTATTTGTCTGAACATCTGCTCCTGCACGGAGGGGTAGAAGGTAATGCATTAACAAAGGGGAAAGATTTGCCTATTGTTTTCGAGACAGAACAAGACGAGTAATACATTCTAGCAAATAAACACGTACCTGGGAGGGGAACGTTATCACAGAAACGAAGAAACGGCCTGGCAGAAAGCCCATAAAGGACACCGTTGATCGAGAGAAAGCGGCGCAGGCTTACGTCATGAGCCGTGTTGAAAAGCTGACATATCAAACCATCTATCCTAAAATATATCCACACGGAAAAGCAAAGACACCGCGATCAAGAATCTCGGCCATCTGGCGATTGATCCATTATTATGAGCAGAACTGCTTAGAGGATACGCAGTATCAGCTCCGAAAGGCCGGGCTTGATAAGTTTTATATTTCCAGGAAGTTGCGCGAACTCACCGAAGCCAAGACCTCGAGGTCCGTACTCGTTACAGAGGTTGTCACAGACAACGAGGGGAAGCCGCACAAACTGGACGTGCATTCGCTCATGGACTTCGAGGACAACACCACGCAACTGAGAGCCACAGAAACAGTATCCGGGATGTTAGGGATGACCGAGCAGGTAGCCGGTGAGGATATGATGATTCTATATATTCATCTACCGAAAGGGAGATTCAAAAAGAATGCCCGTGGCTGAAGTGATCCGAACAGGTAAAGATTACATTCCGCTGCCGACGATGACATACTTTCACAAATCGATTGCGCCGATCCGCGCTATTGTAGGGCCGGTTGGATCGGGCAAGACGTCCGCTGGAGTGATCGAGATCGAGCATCTAAGTGCTATGATGTTCGATGAGCTGGGAATCAAACATACGAAATGGGGTGTAATTAGAAATACCTATCGGGAGTTGATGGACACCTGTTACCAGACGATCCTTGCATGGATTCCCGGCGGCAAATGGGTTGACAAAACATCGACTTATACATATCGAGTCGGTGACCGCATAGTTGAACTGCTGCTCCGATCATGCGATAGACCGGATCAGATCAAGCAATTCAAATCCTTAGAGTTGACCGGGTACTGGATCGATGAAAGTATCGAAATTGCCGAAGAGATTAAGCTGATGATCCGTAACCGGATCGGGCGCTATCCGGCAAAAGAAGAATTGGTCCGCTTAGGATTATCAGAGGCAGAAATAGACGAAATACGATTCGGCATCGAGACCTCAAACCCTCCTGATGTAGAAGACCCGATGTATTGGAAATTCCGCTGGATGACATCTCCTCCTGGAATAGCAGGACCGATAACACCGGACGGGCCGATACCCGATAAACAACCGCTTCAAGGTTATGAGGGATTCTGGCAGCCGCCATATGAAAACGAGAAGAACCTCCGACGGAGTTACTATAAAGACCTGGCCGTAGACTACGCAGCAAATCCCGACTGGCTGGATATGTATATCAAAGGCAAGCCCGGAATCATCATTCAGGGGAAGCCGGTCTATAACAACTTCAGACGTGAATACCATGTCGCTAAAGAGCCTATCGTATGGTCAGGCGGACCGCTGTATATGGGTTGGGACAATACCGGTGTTACTCCCGCAGCAGTCCTGCTGCAGATCCCGTCTGCGATGAGACTACAACAGCTCCGCGAATACTATACTGATCGGATGGGGATCGTTGACTTTACGCGGTCTGTTATTCAGAAAATCAATCAAGACTTTCCTGGGGCTCAGATCCATCACTGGGCCGATCCTGCGGGTGAAAATAGCATATCAAGAAAGGAAGGAGGCTTGACATCCAACGCACAATTAATGCGTGATGAAGGGGTAAATGTAAGACCGAGCGAGAATGGACTGAGAGCACGGATCGAGTCCGTGGAGCAGCAACTTGCACGGATAGACGGGTATTTATGCGATCCGTCCTGCACGCGAACGATAAATGGATTCTTAGGGGGTTATTGCTACCCTGAGAACCGGAGCATCATGGGTGAGTTCCTGCCGAACATCATTAAGAACCGATTCTCTCACCCTCACGATGCCTTACAGTATGTGACGGTCCGCCTTGTAAAACCGGCTGAGATTCGAGAGGACATCCCGAAGGAGCAGATAAAAGGCTCACGATGGCAAGGACGGAAACGCGACGAGGCGCAATCGGACTATGATCCGCTGACGCATGGCCTTGGTAAAAACTTATTGAGGAGACGGCGATGGCGATAAACACGGTTCGATTGGTAGAAGATCGGATGAAGATTCAATCCGACTTAGAAACGCGGCGGATCCAGTGGGAGGGCGAATGGGAGGATGTTGCCTCCCTGGTACATCCCAGGCGGCAGTTTATGACCCAGGAGATCCAGGCAGGTTTAAGGGTAGGTGAACAGATATACGACGGGACGCCTACAAGCGCCTTACGGATATGGGCAACCGGGATGCAGGGGCATATGCTGGGGCCTCAAATGGAATGGTTCGAGCTCAGACTATCGAACCGCGAGCTAAACGAGATCCGCGAGGTCAAGATATATCTCCGGCAGTGCGCCGAGGAGATGTATCACTCTTTCAGGCGGTCTAACTTCTATGATTCGATAGCTGAGATGTTACTGGACGCCGGGAGCGTTGGCACCTCTACGATCTACTTTGACGAGCTGGTCAAAGAGAAAACGCTGAACTATTCGACACGCCATCCGGTCGAGATTTACCTGGCAGAGAACAGTAAGGGCAAGGTGGATACGATCCACAGGAAGTTCAAACTGGAAGGACGGCAGCTCGAACAGGAGTACGGGAAGGATGCGATACCCGAAGACACTATGCGCGAGATCAAACAGAACCCACTGGACAAGTATACCGTCATTCATTGCGTCTGGCCGAACACGGACTACGTCGAGGGCTGGGATACGTCAGTCAGGATGCCCTGGCGCAGCATATCGATTCTGGAAGCCAAGAAGCACCTCCTGAAGCTGTCCGGTTATAAGGACTTCCCATATGCCTGTTATCGGGTGACCAAGAGCTCACAGGAAGAGTACGGCAGATCCCCGGCCATGGATGCGATTTATGACATCATTAAGCTGAACAATATGAATAAGACCGTTCTCGAAATGGGGCACATGGCCGTTGCGCCTCCTTGGAACGTACCCGAGGAACTGCGGGGCCAGGTCCGTTACCGGCCTAAAGGTTTCAACTACTATGAGGAAACCAACCGGATGATCCATCCTATCCACGCAGGGTCCCAATTCCCGATCACCTTAGAGCTTCTTCAGGACGTGAGGGCGCAAGTCAAAGAGGCATATCAAGTAGACTTCTTCATGATGATCAATCGGCAGGACAAACAGATGACGGCTACGGAGATCATCGAGAGAACCGGCGAGAAGGCCGCGATCCTTGGAACCTGGGTATCGAGACTGGCATCTGAATTGCTTGATCCTCTGGTCACCGGCGCATTCATGAAAGAGTTCAGGGCAAAGAGGCTGCCAGATATGCCGTGGGTATTACAGGATCTCGGAGCATCAATTGACATCGAATACCTGGGAACGCTGGCCCAGGCACAGAAGCGGTTGTTTGAATCGAGCGGGATCAAGAACAGTGTGGGCGTCGTGGTGCCGTTGATTGAGATCATGCCGAACATCGCTGATAACTTCGACTGGGACTTCATCGGCACGAAACTGGCCTCTTCCTACGGAATGCCGCCTGAAGGAATACTCCCTAAAAAGATGGTCATGGGAATCAGGCAGACGAGGCAGAAGCAGATAGAAGCACAGAAAGCCATGGAGCAGGCGGCGCTGATGGCTGATGCGGCTCCGAAGCTGGCAAAGGCTGCAGAGCCAGGATCACCCTTAGAGGAGGTCCAGGACGCGGTGAAGGGCGGCGGTGTTCCGGTGGGAGTATAAATGGGAGAACTGAAAACGTTATTTAGACAAGCAGAACAGCAGGATCGTGGGCTGTCGCAAGCATATAGATCGGTATTCTCAGGCGAGTTGGGATTGAAAGTATTGACGGATATCCTGATGGAGCTGGGATTCGCCGACATCCTGACAGCGCCGCTAGAGTCGGATACGATCTTGCAAGCAGCGGGGAAACGGATCTTGTCGAAGTTCGGCAACTGGCACCCGGACAGATTCCGGCAGATCATCGCAGCGATCATAAACGTTCCCCCGGTTGTATGGCCGGTGATGCCAAACAAGGTTATGGGAGAATATGGCGGGGCACAGGCTCCGAAGTCGCCAAGGGTCGTGAAGATAGGGAGAGCAAAAGATGCCAAAGATAGTGAGAGTGAGCGGGCGGGAAAGCCAAAAGGCGGTAGACGAAAGGCTGGCGCTGGCGGGACTGCCGCCAAGCAAAAAAGAAAAGCGAAAGGTGAAGAGACCGAAAGGCATAATGATCCCGGCTGAAATAAACGAAATAGAATTCCCATATCCTATGCCTGAGGAAGATAAGGAAGTCTATGATGGATTGGAAAATCAATTTAAACCAATCGAAGAAGTCGAAATTCCGGTAGTGATACAGGATCTTGATTTAGACACCTGGGAACGTTTTAGAGCACTGGCCTTATTGAAAGGTAAGAATGAAGGAAGATGGCTAACAGCTCTGATGAAAGAGCAGTTGGATAAAGTACAAAGCGCATTACAGGAGGAATAAATGCCTGATATAGACCCGACGATTGCAGTGGTAGAGACTCCCGCTACGGAGCCGGTGGTAGACGTAAAGCCAGCAGAGGGAGAGCCGACACCCGGCACAGCGGAACCCGCTAAACCGGAGTGGCATGGTACATGGAGAGGCCAGCTTCCCACGGATCTCCGAGAGCGTGAAGAGTTCAAAACGTTTAAGACTTACGGCGAGCTGGCTGCGGATTGGCTAAAGCGCAAAGAGTCAGAGGGCGATTACGTCAAGGTTCCAGGCGAGGAGGCCACGGACGAGGAATTGAATACCTTCAGGGAGAAGATGGGCGTTCCTTTAAAGATGGAGGAGTACAAGTTCGAGGAGCCGAAACTTCCGGAAGGCTTGCCGAAAGACGAGGGGATGTTGACAGCTTTCCAGAAGTTTGCCTTTGAGAACAACCTGAGCACGAATCATGCGAAGGGGCTTTACGCCTGGTATAACGAGTACAGGTCTACTCTTTGGAATCAGTATCAGGCACGGAGAAAGGAGCAAGCCGATAAGGCGGAGGCCGATATGCGACTGGCCTGGGGTTCGTCATACGATGAGAAGACTGCGCAGATAGATAGATTCATCGATGAACAAGGCAACGAGGATCTAGTGAAGGTATTCAACGAGAATGCTCTATATCGAAATCGAATCGTTATGGATTGGATCTACGGACTGTCCGGCAAGTTCCAGGAGGACAAGCTGGTACCCGGCGAACTTGTTGTGAAAGTGCCAGAGAAAAGCGCAGAGAGGCGGCTAGGCGAACCACCGAGAATAAAGTACGGTCCAGAATGGGATGCATACGTGGAGGAGACTACATGAATATAGCACGGTTTCGATGTATTGAGCCATGTGTTTTTATGGGATACCACTTCACTCCAAAGGCGAAACAGCGAATGGAGGGAAACCTTACGGTCAACGCCAAATTCATACCGCCGGAGCCGGAGGATGCGGAATACGAGCTTGACTTAGACGAGGTCGAAGAATTGGGATTGCAAATCCCGCCATACTTGATTAAAATAGAATAGAGGAGTCATATGATATTCAAAATAGAACCTACGACTAGCGGTATTTATACCAAAAGTCATTTAGAAAAGTATGTGCCAGAACTAGAAAAGCTTGGATTTAAAATAAATAAAAAAGGCTGGATAGAATTCAAAGAGATTACAATAGAAATCAATACAGTAAAGGAATTGATGGAACTAACTGAAAGATTTTCTAAATTGGGTGCGGAACTAATAATAATCTGGCCGGATACTATAGAAATATATAACGACTATCGAGAATAGAGGAGGGCAATATGCCAAAAGAGTTTACATTCAAAGGTCGAAAGGTCGAAGAGAAACCGAAAGAAGAGCCGAAACCGGTTGAAAAGCCGGGGGTAAAACCGGAAGAGAAAAAGCCGGAAGGCATACCTTTCAGCACGTGGAAGTATCCCAAGATGGATACTTACTACGAAAAGAAAGCCAAAGGAGAGCCGACCGGCGGACTAGACGTGAAGTCATGAACAAAGCGCCCGCATGTCAGCACAAGGCCGATCCGGCAACGATAGAGTTCGACCATCGTTATGGCCGGATAGCAAGGTGCGCTAAATGTGGGGCGAAGCTGTTGATCCGCAGGATGTTCGTGCCGAAAGCAAAAGAGTCGGGTAAAGGCAAGGTTCACATGAGTAAGAAAGTCCGAAGGTTTATACGGACGCAAAAGATAATCCCTGGTTCAGGGTAGAGATTCTATATTGAGGAGACTGAAATGGCACTAGTAGCAAAAGCAGAAGCGATAGCATTTCTGACGGCAATAGCCGCCACACCGGGGGATCTCCCGGCGAAAGAGTCAGGCGAATGCGCTGTGCTCCATGCGGCGCTTACAGGGGTCGGAGGCTTTTCAAGAAGCCAGGCGCTTGCCTTCGAGCGCATCATGAAGTGCTACAGCAGGGCGACCCAGAAGTACGTTTAATGTTCGAGGAGGAGCGGAGGGAGAGAATCAGATCGGCCTTACGGGAATACTTCGGTTGTCCGGATGACACATATGGAGTTGTATTCTGGCGCTATAAAGGGACCGATGTTGATTTCCTGTGTGGACCGAAACTGAGAGAAGCCGAGGAATTTGTGAATAATCTTTTGAGCCTCACGACAAAACCCCTTGACGTTAATGAGATTGAAGGTGTATTATAAATTATATTAGACAGGCTGTAGGTTTGTAACCTGCGAGACTGGTGCTGACGACCTGAGCGTTTGCGATGGAAGGCAGACACGGCCTAAATGGGAACGTGAAAGCCGAAAGCCTTAAACACTAAGTTTAAGGAGAACATCAGTGGCAACATTAACGCTTACAGGTGCGTTAACGCTGGTCCAACTAACCAAACAACTAGTCGGGGGAGAGCTCCAGGAGATCGCCGAAGTACTCTCAGAGTACCAGGAGATATTCCAGGACGCAGTCTTCCGCGAAGCGAACTCCAATACTCATCACATCCATGTACAACGACTCGCACTGCCGACAGGGGCATTCCGCAACGTCAACCAAGGGGTTGCAGCGGAAGCATCCCTGACCAAGCAGGTAACCGAGAACATCGGTATGCTGGAGGCAATCTCCAACATCGACGAGGCGTTGGTCGAGATGTCAGGGAATAAGACGGAGTTCCGCGCGGGAGAAGACGCAGCGTTCCTAGAGGGCATGTCGCAAACATTTGCGGATGCTTTCGTATACGGAAACGCGGTAGTCGATCCCGAAGAGATCAACGGTCTGACGACCAGGTACAATGCTTCAGCTCTGGCAAACGTATGGAAATGCGGCGGGACAACGACTACCACTTCACTTTGGGCGGTGCAGTGGGGCTTCAATAAGGTCTTCTTCGTATATCCTAAAGGACACAGGTCCGCAGGGGTAGAAAAAGAGGACATGGGCAGAAGGTATGTAAAAGACGCAGGCGGTACTAACGAGTACATCGCTTGGACTTCGCACTTCAAACTCAAACTCGGAATCGTAGTAAGGGACGACAGAAACATTCAACGACTGGTAAATATCCAAGCGGCGGGAGCGGCCAATATTTTCAACCCGGATATACTCGTACAGGCTTTAAACCATATGCCTCAGAGAGGAAAGGGAGCCGTCATATATGGCAACCAGACCCTTGTGAGTCAAATGGACATCGACGCTATGGATAAAGGCAACGTCCTATACTCACCGGGTGAGCCTTACGGTGACGAAGTCACGCGGTTCAGACGAAAACCGATCCGAATTTGTGAGGCTATCCTAGACACCGAAACGGAAATAGCGTAAGGAGGAGTGAAATGATTGACAATAACTTAATCTTCAGCCACGAACAGGCTGAAACGACTCAAACCGTTCACCCTTCCACAAATGACATCGATACCGGTGCCGCAAACTCCAATATCGGATGGGGCGAACCGCTGTTTCTGAATTTCGGAATACATACCCTTGTCGCCAGCGCAACCGGCACACTAACCGTAACGCTGGAAGATTCTGCCGCAGGAACGACTTTCATAATCATAGTCCAAAGTTTCCCATGGATCGCAGCCACGCTAGTAAAAGGTTTCCTCTGGACGGTAGGCATCCCACACTATCATTCGCGCTTCTTCAGAGTAGTATACACAATAGGGGTGGCTGTTCTTACCGCAGGGAAATGGAACTGCTGGCTAGGCAGAGAGCAGTACAGGAAACTGGCATAAGCCAGACGCACCAAGAAAACAAGCCGGGGTCGAAAGGCCCTGGCTTTTTAAAACCAAGAGGAGAGAAAAGGAATGGCTACAAAAGAGACCA